CCACCTGAGGATGACCTTCTTCCCAACTCCTCCTGCGTTGCGTGTCTTCACGAACTCTAACAGGTACTCTCCTGCCGCCCGCATCTGGTCCGATTGCACGATCGCGATGAGGTTGTCGGCGGTGTTGATCTTGGAGATGCCGCCCTGTATGTGTTGTTGGTCGATATGCTCGGCCTCCAAACCTTTTCTGCCGATTTGTGAGCTCGATACGATGAGACAATCAAACTCCAATCCCAATGCTCGTATTTCCTCAGCGACCAGCTTGTCCTTGATGAACATGTTATCAGATGCGATCGCGGTCGTCGACCCCATGAGATCGAGATAATCAATGACGACAAAGTCTGGCACCCACCCATGGCGAGAACGAAACTCTCTCAGGTACGCCCGGATGTGAAGCGCATTAGTCGTGTTCTCCGGCATGCGCTTCACGAAGAACTTCCCAAGGTTTGGCTTCTCGCGATCGATGACGCCTGCGACCTCAGTGATGTTCCTGAAGATGTCTGCCTGCGAGAATCCGGTGATCATCGAGTCGAGGCGCTTCGACACTACCTCGGCCCGCATCTCCAGGGTGATGTACAGACCGTTGAGCCCCTGTTTGAGGAAATTTAGCGCAAGGTTGAGCTTCGTGATCGACTTCCCGCGACCAGAGTTGGCCATGAACAGAAGGAGTTCCTGTTTCGCGATGCCGCCCCCAAGGATCTCGTCGACCTCGGTCCATCCTGTCGGTATGGTCTTGACGTTCTCGAGCATGTAGCGGATGCGCGCTTCTGGGTCGGCGAAGTAGTCGACGCCGAGGTCCCTGTTCAACGAGACGGATATCGCGTCGCGGAGCGTGCTCTCGATGCTTCCGAAGTCGCCCTTCTCAAGCAGGGCCGGAGAACCAAGGATTGCGGCCTCGATCGCCTTGTTGCGACAGAACTGCTCGACCTCGTTCGCGACGTACTCAGTCTCGTGCTTCTCGAGCTCGTGTTGGGTGAGGTCGATCCCAGTCTCGGCTAGGACGACGTCAGCACGGGGGACGGCCTTGTACTTCTCGAAGTATTCCATCGAGAAGTTGATGGTCTTGCGGAGCGAGACGTCGAAGTACGACGACTTGACTATCGGGCTGCACGTGGCGAACAGGTCAGGGTCCGACAGCAGGCACTCGACCAACAACTTCTGCTTCTGCACATCTGCCACTTTCGACCCTCCGGTGTCCAACGTCTCACAGACGATTCTATCACCGGACCACCGAACTCAAAAATGTCGCCGAACTTCCGTCACTTGCACCTGAGCATGGTCTGCACCTGCCCCTCTACTCCGGAGAAAGTGTTGTGTCTGACGTACCACGCGACGTATGGAAGGTCGTAGCGCCTGATGCTCTCGTTGACGTCGCAGCCAGGAGGAGTGAACGACACCGAAAAATCGAGTGACAGCGCCTGCTCGCCCAGCTTCATCCCGTTGTCGTTCTGGTCGAGTATGAAGGACACGGCGCGGTTCGACTCACGCAACATCTTCACCTTCTCTGGATTGATCGTGGACCCTGCGAGCGCGACCGTGTCTGGGATCGACATCGCGTCGAATGGTCCTTCAACCACGTAGAGCGGTGATCCCTGGTATCCACCGTGGAGTTCGTCGGCGTTGAAGAAGACCCCTTCCCTGGGTGCGGAGTCGCTGATGTACCTCTTCTTCTCCACGGACTTCGGGAGGAGCGACCTCGCCTGCCAGAAGACGAGGCGTCCGTGGTGGAAGAACGGGACGATCACGCGCTTCGGATACGACGGCGCGACGTAGAACGTCCAGCGTTTGAGGTCTATCTTGCGCCCGATCAGATACTCGGCCGCGGCGATCTGTTCCTCTTCCATGCCGTCCCCGCCGAGTCGAACTGCCCCTTTTGGGAGGTCGACTGGCTTGATGATCTTGGACTCGGTAGTGATCGACTTCTCAGAGATGACCTCCCGCTTCGCCTTCTTGAAGAATTCCTGTCCGAGGCAACGATCGACGTCTGCTCTGTCGATGTTCCACCTGTCGAGCAGCTCGCGCATCCTGCGCCGGAGCGTAGTGTCACCGTCCTCGTACCCCGCGTTGAACTTGCAGTTGAAGCACGTGGCGTGGATCTTCCCGTCCTCGTACTTGATGCCACCGCGGTCTGTGTAGTCGTTGCATATCGGACACCGGTACGTGTGGTACCCCGTCGCGCTCAGGTGTTCGAACGCGACGTTACTGTGTATGAGGTCCCAGAGGGTGTCCGACATGCGGTCGCTTACAATCTAGCCATGTGGCGCACCACCGACCGAGAGTACGGATGCTCGGATGGGTCGACTGACTTCGCGCCCGTGGGGCCAAGGTTGTACGCCGTGGCGATGGCCAGTGTGCTCTTGAGCCCGTAGGTGTCCTTGAGCAGACTCAGATAGAGCGCCGTGACGGTGAGGTTGAACTCGTCGTTCTTGATCAGGTTTGCGACGATCTCATCCTCGGTCTTCGACTTGATGTCGAAGTCGACGAGGATCCTTGGGTGCTTCTTGACGACGTCTTTCGCTGCGGAGAGTTTGATCTGTCCGAGGCCGTAGTAGCGCTGGAACGGCTTCAACCCCTCCTTGTGACCGGCCACCCGGAAATTTGGGTGCTTCCCGGCATTCGACTCCTGGATGACGATGGCCTGTACAAGCTTGGGCTCCACGGACATGTCGTACTTCTCGACGATGGTGGGCGCGAGGGCGATTGGATCTATCTTCTGGGGTGTCGGTACGGCGAGGACCGCCGGTGGCTCAGGGATGTTCTTCTGTCCCTGAGTGATGCTGCTTCCTACGATGAAACCTCCGGCTACTGCAGCCGCGAGAGCGAAATACACGTTGAAGCGACGCTTGTGCATCGTTGTCATGTTGTTTCCTCCTTGTCGACGGCGTGTTGTTGCTTGTGCCCCGTTGGGGATAGATCGCCGTCTTTGAATTTAGGTCAGCAGGTCCCTAACGTGTAGATGGCCTGCAACGAGAGTTTTTCCTTTCCTTGATTGAGTGATTGAATTTTAACACCATGTTCAGAAAAAGAGAAATGGGTCGAAAGATCGACCCATTCGCTCTGATTCGAAAACCGGACGTCAGGCGATGCCGCCTCGTCCGCCACCGACCGCGAACTCAGCGGGGTTGGAAGTGTCCGAGCCGACCAGCTTGTCGGTCTGGGTGACCGTGAAGTTGGCCAAGGAAGTCGTCGAAGTACGAGCACCCTTGGGACGCTTGACCTTGACGAGGTTGTAGTGCGCGTAGTCGAGGAAGTTGAGGCCGTTCGACAGGGTCGCTTGGCTCATCAATTCCCACATGGGGTATTTATCCGCGTGGATGCTCGTCACGACCTTCTTGAGGCGGCCCTTGTCGATGGGGTGTAGAGTGTCGACGAGGATGCCGTGCAGAGTGCCGTCTTCCTCCTCCTTGACGAGGGCCACCTCGGTCAGGAGACCGGTGTCGTGCCAATCGATGAGGAAGATGTGGGGGAGTTGAGTTGCCTTCTTCTCGATCTTGTCTGATTTTGCCATCTGTTTCTTCTCCGTGGGTTAGCGATGATCGCGGGATAAGGTGAAACGCATGAAGCGTGCAGATCTATGTACGCCGCGTAGATCGATGCAGTATCTCGAAAGGCTAAATAGCAGAATCAGTCGTGGACCCTAGAACACCTTGAAGATCACCATCTATACGCTCCCAAACACCCCGCCGATGGACATGTTCGACGGCCAGGTATTCGCAGTCGCTTGTCAGCAGGATTGGGACGACGGCACTCCAGGACACGTCGTCTCTAGGGGGTTTACAGACTGGATCGAATCGACGTACGCGACGGACCTCCCTCCACAGCAGGCGAAGGCGCTTGCCAGGGACATTAGACGTCGGCTCGGGATAGCGTCTTCGCCGCAACGTCGAGAACGTATCGCCAGCGCGATGATCGGCAACAAGAACGGCAAGGGACGACCGAGAGTGGAGAAACCGAAGCAGATCGTCCCAACTTGGAAGATCGCTGACGCTCGTGGAGAAGTGTTCTTCGTGCCAGACCTGAAGGCATTCTGCGAACAGCACGACCTGTCCTACGCCGCCTTCAAGAAGAAGTCCAGGGAGGGTGACAGGACGCAGGTGCAGCATGGCAAGAGCGCCGGGTGGCACGTCCTAGAGCGGCGAAGACGTAGGTGGGAAGCGGTCCTCGAAGACGCATGACAGGAACTCGTAGTCGTTGATCAACGCCAACTGGGATGGGTTGTCACAGTGGTAGTTGGCGAAGAGCTGGCCCATGTCAGCTCCCTTCTTGACAAAACGAGCATTCAGTGAATCTGGCCTCGGGGCCTTCCAAGCGGCCAGTCTCGACAGAGAGACTTCATCGTTGATGATCGTCAGCTTCACGCTCTCTCGGAACGCGCTGATGAACGCCGAGAGAGGCGACTCGTTGAAGTGCTCGACGGACACCACCTCTGGGTGGACGATCAATCCAGCGGACACCGAAGTCGAGAAGTCAAGGTCCGAACCAGAGTAGGCGAGCACGGACGACCTTGGGAACAGCTTGACTCCACCGTGCCCGTATGTGATGTCGATGCACGGATTCTTAGAATGCCACACGTGGGTGTACGATCGTTGGTGCACCTCGGGCACGAAATCGAACGCGAAGGAATCGCTGACCTCGTTGTCACCGTCCACCACGTAGAACATCGATGTCCTGGACATGCTGGCAGCGGCTCTATGGGCATTGCCTATCCCAACGACGCCATCGACTCTCGCCAGTCGTTCACCGAGGCGTGGCATCAGAGCGCTGAACCTTCTCGACGCGCCGACTTCGTAACAGCTGATGAACACTACCGTCGGCAGCGCGTGCACCGTTGAGAGTTCTGATGTCGGCCTCTCGTGTCTCGGAAGGGCATCTAGACGTGTTGAGAACGTCATCCTTGCTCTCTTGTCACAAGGTCCTTGGGGATCAAGTACGCGCGATTGCCACGAGCGTCGACGAAGTGGAGGACCAACGAACGTTCCACGGGGTCAGAGTACGCGAAACCTTCCATCGAACGAGGGACTAGGTTCGGCGACAGGAGGAGGAAGTGCGTGGTCTCCACTTCAGAACTGACGAGTTCGACGAATTCTTCCCAGGTCGATTCCTCGGGGAGGTACAGCACCCGATTGTCTGGGAACCCTGCCCTGGTGAGCTCGAACGCATGGTTGGATATCCCAACGACGACGATGACGTCGATGAATGGGTCGACGACGTTGAAGTCCTCCGAGGGGAACGCCTTCATCGGCAGGGAATCTATCTTCGGCGATATGTCGAACGTGCCCATCAGAACTTCACCATCGATTTCTTCTCCGTCTGGACCGACTTGTCCCTGTTCCCAGAGAGCATCGGCACGAAGGTGGTCGCCGCGTCGGCGATGCTGTCGAGCTTGTACTTGCCGAGGAATCGCACGAAGTGGAAGTACGAGAACTTCCCGTGCGAATTCAGGCCCTCTTCGAGGGCCGACTTCATGAGCTCGCGCACCTCTTCGGGCTGGGCCGTCAGGTCCATCAGAAGGCGGTTCTCCTCGACGAGCTCGCCGACCTTGAACTCCTTCGTGACTTCCGGGTTCGATGGATCGGGCCCAGTCCAAGTGGAATTCAGGATGTTCGAATACGCGTACTCGTCCTTGTACGCCTCCACGATCTTCGTGGTCCTGACCCTGGGGTACGCGCTCGCGACGTTGTCGCCGCTGTCGCCACGGATGCACTTCTCGAACATGAAGTACTTCGGGTCCTCGTGGAATCGAGGCTTGCCGTCGTCAGGATTGATGAGCAGCACGTTGGGGAGGGCGAGGAGCTGCGTGAAATCCTTGTCGGCCGAGAGGATGTAGACCTCATCGCCGAGCGCGGAGAAGCGTTGTGAGTACGCCGCAATGATGTCGTCGCCCTCGAGCCTCGGATGCTGGACGCACGGGATGCACGTGTGCTCCCTGATCATCTCCTCGAAGTTCCTGACGAGGTCGAAGAACGGCTCCATCGACGGGTCGCGCACTCGGTTGGCCTTGTACACCTTGCCGGAGACGCACTTCTCGGACTTCGTGTACTCCTTGCGCCAGTTGTCGCGCCCCTCGAACGCGAGCACCATCTGGTCCGGCTTGATCTTGTTAAAGTGGTTTTTTAACGAGTTCAACGAAATGTGTAAGGAAAGTCCAAGGTCTGGGTCACCTGCACGTTGCTCCTTGTGCTTTTGGACGGCGAACGTCCTGAACAGAAGGTTGTGGGTGTCGACGATAAGTCTCCTCATCACTGCACCAGCCTGTTCCCGGACTCGACGTCGACGCCCACCATGTCGTTGACCGCGTCAGCGTGGGTCTTGTCCGTGAGAGCCCCACCGCCCTCGATCTTCGTGAGGATCCAGAACATGTGGATGATCTCCTCCTCGGTCTCAGCTGCGAAACCCTGGTCGCGCAGCGCTTTGACGAACGTCGAATTCCACCTCATCGTGAACATGACCTGCTTACCGTCGACGATGCCCATGGTCTCGAAGCACGACCACGGGGTCTTTGAGAACGAGGCGAAGAACTCTGCCAGTCGCATGCATACTCTCACCAAGAATTCCATCACAGGCTCTCCTTCCTGACGTTGTCCCACATCGCACTGATCTGAACAGCGACCAACTTCTTGAGCTTGTCCCTGAAGAGGGTCGTCAATCCATCGACGACCTCCTCGACCAGCACGTCTTTCGTCGGAGCGGCCATCACGTCGACGCCGCACCGGCATCCTTGGGTGTCCATGACCAGCGTGAATGTCGCTCGGTCGCCGTCCTGGGTCATGGAGAAGACGGGGGTCCACTCCTTCGCCTGCTGCTCGGCGGCGGCCTTGCCGTCCAGGGCGTCCGCTAGGGCGGCTCGCAGGGTGCTCATCTCGTGTTCGTGCGCGTGTCCCATTTCATTCCTCTCCAGAAGATTCATTCTCGGGCAGCACTACAACCTCGTGACCATTCACGAGAAATCGCAGTGACCCGCCGTCTCCCATCACCGCGGTGATGGGCAGTGTGTCATCCTTTGCCGTCATGTGCTTGAACGGCGCCAACAGGGATTCGGTCCTGTACCGGAACTCTTGGAAGTCCGTCGGCGCTCCGACGTCGAAGGGGACGACATCGCTGACCAGCGTCGCGGTGAACACGTCCCCAGTCGGGTCCATGCACTTCGCGGTCGTCCTTCCATTCATCCGACGGAGGCTGAACGACTTCGCCCCCATCATCCTCGTCCCCTGAGAGATCGAAGCTATCTCCTCCTGCGTGAAGGTCAGCGCCCTCGCTGGCTCATCGTCGATCTCTGACGGGGCCTTCACCTTCTTGGCCGACGCGCATCGAAAGTCTATCGACGACCCCTTGCCACGACCGACGATCTGGAACACCTCGCCGGTGGTCGGCTTCACCTCTACCTCAACGCTGCCGCCCGACTTCAGGATCGCCCCGAGCCTGCTGAACAGCGTGCCAACGCGAGTGATGCCGACGGGTCCGAACATGTCTGGACACTTCGTGGACAGCACGGCCGCGGTGTGATCGGCACTGAGTCCCCGCACCATCCCATTCTCGATGACGATCTCCTCTATGGAGAGGAGTCGACACGCCTCCAATGCTCCCATCAGGTCTTCGACGGCTGCATCTGATAATTTTTCCGTTCGCACTAACGTTCTCCCACAGTACACTGACTTAGATCATAAACCACCCGGCCCGATCATGACAATGCGTTCAAAATTTCAGCAGGCTCTTCGCGATGAGCCGTTGTTCGGACGGCAGCTCCCATCCCATGGCGGCAAATATGCCCTCGATCTTGTTGTCGATCATCTTCAACGTCGTGGTCTTTCGATCGATGCGGTAGTTCTCGAGGAACCACGCCGGGAACTCCTCGATGTCTGACGGGAACGCGATCGAAGTGAACTGGTCCTGGTTCGGGAGGAGATTGACGACGATGACCTTATCACCGTTGAGGATCTCCTTCGCCGACGCGTCGTACCTGT